GAAAGAACCAGGCGCTTATAAACCTGGGGAGTGGGTGGGAGCGCCGTAGCGGCCTTATGGCGTCCGCTGGGGTAAGCGCTGCAATGTACAAAGCGCGCCGAAAACGCGGGTGGAGCGCAGAAGATGCTCTAACGACCCCCCGCAGGCCCGTCTTGGTAGGGCCGCCCAAGCCTCGAATGTTGAACGAGTACAAAGAGATGTCCCCCGGGGTGCCAGTATATCTATACAAAAGCCGATTGAGGTCTGGTTGGACAGAGGCACAGGCATTGGGCCTGGAGGCCAGAAACGTGGAGCCTAAAGTGAGACGTAGGAATATAACGCTAGCCGGGGTTACCAAGACGTTGGATCAGTGGTGCGTTGACTTAGGGATCCGTAAGTCCGTAGTGTCGAGCAGATTAGGCCTTGGGTGGACCGAGCCACAAGCCCTTGGTGTTGAAGATGTTCCGAGGATTGCCGCCCGGGCCGCCCGCCAACGTGCGGAGGCGGAACGAAAACAGCGCAAGCGGGTAACGCTGGGCCCGCTGTCTGGGTCTCTGACGTCAGTAGCCGCCGCGCTGGAAACTACCCCATACGGACTCAGTAAGCTGCTGAAACGGGGGTACGGCACCATAGACTTCGACCCGGAGGCTGATGAAGTGTGCTGGTACCTGATGGACTTGTCGCCTGTAAGGTATTCTATAGACGAGTTCTACGACGCGTAACCGTGTTACACTCCCCCCGTCTCCTTTGTCGTGGCCCGAAAGGCCACTTCGCCCCGTCGAGCTACCCATCACTGGCGCTCCGGGGCTCTTTTTTGACACCAGCCTACGCGTAAGCATAGAATGTGCCGATGAAATTCCCCGACGAGTTCCCCGACGAAGCCCTGGACGACCCCGCGGCGGTGCGCAAGCACCTCGATGCCATGGAGGCCCAGAACAAGATCCACTGGGCCGCCACCATGCCCCAGCTCATCGAAGACACGGCGACACTGGTGACCCAGTCCCGTGACCCTGAAGTGATGCTGAAGTTCGCCAAGTTCCTGACCGACTACATCGGGTGGGGTACGGCGGCCAAAAAGGTGGAGGGGCCCCAGGACAAACTGCCGGTGTTCAATTTCGTGTTGAATGGGGGTTCCATGAGGGTCAGCAAGGTGGACCCGGACACGGACGAAGAGCTTGAGGTTTTTGACCTGAGTGCCGCCAGGCCGACCCCGCTGATGCTCCAGTCCATTGGCGTGAACGAGGAGCTGGGGGTGCTGGATGTTTAACTACGTGCCGGGCCCCACCGGTGACGCGTTCCTGCGAGACCACTCGTTCATTAAAGCCATCATGGGGCCAATCGGCTGCCTGGCAGCCGAGTCCTTAGTGCTTACTGAGTTTGGGCCAACCCCCATTGCACAGATAACGCGGCCAACGCGAGTTCTATCTTGGAACGATCAGACATGTCAATTCCAGCTTTCTCTGTCCACTGGGTCGTTCCCAAAAGGTAAGGACTATCTCTACCGAGTCGTAACGCCAGCAGGAGAATTTGACGCAGCGCAAAATCACCAGATTTTACGGCCTGACGGTACTTATTCACTGGTACGGGATTTGCGTTCGGGAGATTCCGTTTCCTTATGCGATCCATCCCTGCAACAGACCATTGTTTCTTCACTCCTGTCAGCGTCGTCTGAAGATGGTGCGCGTTCGACGGAAATACCCGTAGATTCTCTGGGGCGTTATGCAGCCGCAGTCCGTCAATATGGTCTACCACTTCTTCATGGCGCAAGTGCCGCCCAAGCGTTTTCTCCATTATCAGCCGATGTTCTAGGATGTACCCGTTTTGAAGGCGGTGTGGGTGGTTTGCCGGGGCTAGAACTTGTGCATACCCCGTCTGGAGAACTCGCCGCCCACCTTTGTACTGAGAGTTATTCGCACCACAGCCGCAGCCGCTTACACCGCCGGATTCTCTGCGCGGCAGCCCAAGTTTTACAACGGTTCGCTGTACGGTGTTCAGGTGTATGCCAAGAACCAGCGCAATCTGGTTGTAGGTCTTGGTTCCATCGCTTAGGGCGCGTATTTCAGCCTCATACTTCATGGGGGACTCCTATAATTGGGGAAAGCCGAGCAACACACATTATATCGCTTACGCGTAAGCAAGTTCAAGAGGTTTATTGGGATCTGCATGTAACTGGGACAAATAACTACGTAACCGTGGATGGGGCTATCCACCACAACAGTGGCAAATCCACTGTGGCCCTGATGGACTTGCTGGACCGCTCAGTGCGCCAGAAGCCCTTCGGAGGGGTGCGACGCACCAAGCACCTGATCATGCGTAATACGATAGCCCAGCTCAAGGCCACGGTGGCGCCCCTCATTACGTCGTGGTTCGTTGAGATACCGTCGCGCCTGGGTGGCGCCCCCATGGGGGAGTGGAAGTTGTCGGACAACACTTTTGTGGCCAAGTTCCGACTGGCGGACGGCACCACAGTCCACGCCGAGTTCATGATGCTGGCCGCAGATACGCCCGATGACGTGCGCCGACTGCTGTCGGTCGAGGTGTCGTCCGCCTGGGTGGAGGAGGCCCGGGAGATCGAGGAGACTGTGTTCGATGGCCTCCAGGGGCGGGTGGCCCGGTTCCCGTCAAAAGCTGCTGGGGGCGTGACGTACCCTGGGGTGATCTGTTCTACCAACCCCCCGGCGCTTGGGACGTCGTGGCATGCCCTGATCACGGAGCCGCCCCACAACGCCAGGGTTTTTATCCAGCCTCCGGCCCTGCTGGATAGCGGGGAACTCAACCCGAACGCCGAGAATCTGGAGCACCTGGACAGCGACTACTACGAGAACCTGATAGCGGGCAAGAAGCCGGGGTGGTTGGACGTCTATGTGAAGAACAACTTCGGGGCGGGGGACTACGGCAACCCGGTGTACCGCGGGTCGTTCATCCAGGACTTTCACGTGAGCAAGACCGAGCTCAAGCCCATACCCCAGAGTCTCCAGAATCTGATTGTGGGGTGCGACAACGGGCTGACTGCCGCCGCTACTATTGCCCAGAGGGATGCCCGGGGGCGGGTGAACATCCTGGCGGAGTGCTTCGTGCCTGAGGGCGAGACGATGGGGTTCGAGACCTTCCTGGACCAGAAATTGGTGCCGCTGCTCAAGTCCAAGTTTCCGATGTTTCGCCCGGAGAATGTGATGTTTTCGATGGATCCGGCGTGTTTTTCCCGGTCCCAGGTGGACGAGAAGACCCTGGCCCAGGCAGTGCAGAAGCGGGGGTACCCCGTGATTCGGGCGTCAACCAACGACCCGGAGAAGCGCATCAACGCCGTGGAGGTGCTGCTGTCACGCCAGATTGACGGGGGCCCCGGACTGTTGATCGACCCGTCGTGCCAGCACATCATCAACGGGTTCTCTTGGGGGTACATGTTCAAGAAGTCACAGACCGGGCAGGGGACGTTGACGCCGGAGAAGAACCACATGGCCAACCAGCACGACTCGTTGCAGTACATGGCGCTGATGTACGACAACGGAACTCAGGGATCATTCGGCCGCCGCCCGGCGGTGCGCAAGGTGGTTACTTCAGGGTACCGCTACGTCTAGTGCCGCACTTGCTTACGAGTAAGCATCATGGTACTATGTCGCCTTGCGACATAAATGAGGCGTTCCATGCAGCTTGGTCTCCAAACACCCGACTCGGCGTTCGGGGCACCTATCCCCCCACCGCCCCCCACCCTCGCCCCCCCGGTGGCGCAGAACCCGCAGGCCATCCACATCGGTGGGTTGACCAGCATGCAGTCCTTGTCCAGCACGCTGGCCCAGGAAACTACCGCCGCTGCGGTGGCTAGGGCTACGGAAGCGGGTAACCAGGAGGTAGTTCAGGGCCTGGTGCAGCACTTGCGGGACCACTGGAGCGCGGCCAAGACAGCCAAACTGGCTATCGAGCAGCAGATGCTTGAGGCAGTGCGAGCTAAGGCAGGGCGTTACCCGGCTGATATGGAGTCGGACCTGGCCAAACAGGGCGGCAGTCAGATTTACATGATGCTTTTTGCCACCAAAGCGCGCCAGGCCAAGGCCCTTTTGAACGATGTGATGGTGGGTTCAGGCGCCGAGAAGCCATGGACACTGTCTCCAAGCCCCGACCCTAGCCTTCCGCCTGAGGAAGTGGGGCAGATTGTGCAGGCTGTGCAGCAAGTGGTGCAGCAAGCGGAGCTGGTGGGGCAGGGGATGCCACTTGAGGATGTCCGCACCCTCCTGCGTGATGCCAAGGACCGGCTCGAACACGCCACCATGCAGACCGCCAGGGCTGAAGCGACCGCTGCGGAGCGCAAAGTCGAGGACGTTTTGGTCGAAGGGGGCTACCAACAGGCCATTGATGAGTTCCTGGATGACCTGACGACGTTCAAATCGGCGTTTTTGAAGGGGCCGGTGGTCAGGAACGAGCAGAAACTGGTCTGGGAGCCCCAGCCGGCCGGCACTTCCAAGGCTGTGGTCAAGAAAGTCAAGAAAATGTGCTGGGAGCGGGTCGATCCGTTCATGATTTACCCCGCCGCATGGTCTAAAAACGTCGAAGACGCCTACCTGATTGAGCGACACCGCCTCAGTAGGTCGGACCTGAGCGCCATGATTGGTGTGGACGGGTACAACGAGGACGCAATTCGGGCTGTTTTGGACGCCCACGGCACCGGCGGTATCCATGAGTGGCTCCAGATCGACACGGGCAAGGCCAACGCTGAAAACCGCAATATGACCGTCCTGGCGGCCGGCAACGACCTGATTGATGCCTTGCAGTGCTGGGACACCGTGTCCGGCAAGATGCTGCGCGAGTGGGGCATGAAGGAAATCACCGATGACGCCAAGGAATACCCGGTGGAGTGCTGGATGATCGGCCAGTGGGTGATCAAATGCGTGATTAACCCGGACCCCCTGGCCCGTCGCCCCTACTACTCGGACGGCTACAGCCGCATCCCTGGCGCCTTCTGGCACAACTGCCTGTACGACCTGATCCAGGACTGCGTCAACATGTGTAACGCGGCCGCACGGGCCCTGGCCAACAACCTCGGCATCAGTTCCGGCCCGCAGGTGGCCATCAATATCGACCGGCTGCCCCCTGGTGAGGAGATCACGGACATGTACCCGTGGAAACTGTGGCAGTTCAGTGCTGACCCCATGGGCTCGGGCACCCCGCCTATCAGCTTCTTCCAGCCAAACAGCAACGCCAGCGAGTTGATGGGGGTGTACGACAAGTTCAGCCTGATGGCCGACGAGTACAGCGGCATCCCACGGTACATGACCGGCACGGAGGGCACTCCAGGGGCTGGGCGCACGGCCTCGGGGTTGCAGATGATGGTGGGCAACGCCGGTAAGGTGATCCGCTCCCTGGTGTCGAGCCTGGACCTGCATGTGACCACGCAGTCCATCCAGCGCACGTTCGACTTCCTGATGCAGTACGACCCGACGTTCAAGTACCGCGGCGACCTCCAGGTCATCGCCCGTGGCGCTCTGAGCCTCCAGGTCAAGGAAGCAGCCAACCAGATGCGCCTCCAGTTTTTACAGGCCACGGGGAACCCGATAGATATGAGCATCATCGGCGTGGAAGGCCGCTCGGCGGTGTTGCGCGAGGTGGCTAAGGGGCTGAACATGAACACCGACCAGGTGGTGCCCGCCCTGTCCACCATGAAGATACGCGAGGCCGCCCAGGTTGCACAGCAGCAAGCCGCAGCTCAAGGCTCTCAACAGCAAGCGGCACCACCATCCGGGCCCCAATCCGGGCAGGTTCTCCAGGATGGAAGTCCTATCACCGACAACTTTTCACCACAACCACAGTAAGGACACCTGCGACATCCACTACCAGTCCACGAACACGGCCACAAAAAGCAGTGCGCCGAGCTACTACGTCTAACCCACAAGGATTAACCATGGCAACTAAACCCCCGTTCCTGTTCAAAGGCAAAGAATCCGCTAAAGAGGAAAAGGCCGAGAAAAAGGTAGGCCCTGCGGCCTACAAACGCGGCGAGAAGGCTGAGGGCCCGAAGGCCCACGCCAAAAAGAAATGCTGATAGCCTATTGCTAACATGCTTACGCATGTGATATAAACGCGCTATGACGAAACTTGAGGAGTTGGAACTGTTTGACTACCTGGCCCGGCAGCATCGCTTCCGTGACTGGCTCCAGACCCAACTCGCCGCAGATATTACCGTCCTGTCCCAGGCATTAGAGGTTGATCAACTCCGCAAGGCTCAAGGCCGCGTCGGACTACTGAACACCATGCTGACCCTGTTGGATAAGGCCCCGGACGCTGTAAAGCGTTA